ATGGTCGCAAAATCTTGCGTCCTGAAGGCATTGTCACTGCTAAATACAACGCTGCTTAAGGAGAAACATTATGGCAACTATTACAACTTTGGCTGGTGCAGCCTCCGCTGGTCGTACCGCTGGTGCTGTCCCTTACTTGGTCGATGTTACAGTTGACTTCGCTGCTGCAGCTACAGCTAAAGGCTCTGCCTTGGCTGCTGCTGATGTCATCGAAGCTCTCAGTGTTCCCGCTAACACTCTCATCTTGAATGCTGGTATGGAAGTTATCACTGCCCTTGGCGGTGAGTCTTCTGACACTACATTCGACTTAGGCGTGACTGGTGTTGATGCTGACAACTTTGTTGATGGCTTTGATGCTGACGCTGCTGCTGCTGGTGCTTATGCCCAGAATGCTGCTGCTTTCCAGCCTATCGTCAACGCAACTGCTGACACTATTGACATCTTGATTGCCACTGCCACTACTGCTCCCACCTCTGGTGAAGTGCGTGTATGGGCTGTGTTGATGAATGTTGATGGTCGTCCTGCACGAACTTCCGTTGATCGTGAGCAACTGGCTTAATAGCTAGTTAATACTGGGAGGGGCTTAACCGCCTCTCCCTTTTATTGTTTAAAAATTATGTCTACATACATTTCTTTAACGAATGAATTGCTACGAAGAATGGGTGAAGTTGTCTTAGACTCCACTGAATTCGATGGAGCTAGAAACATCCAGTCTCTAGCTAAGAATGCTGTCAATTCATCCGTTAGAGAATTGATGCACTCTGCACAAGAGTGGCCTTTTGCTCTTGTTACTAACACACAAACACTGACAGTGGGTACAGGAACATATTCTTTTCCTTCTGCTTTGTCCAGTGTTGATTGGGAAAGCTTCTATCTTAAGAAGCTAACAGCAGCGGATAATGATCCTCTTCGTCTTCCTGTTCTCACTTACACAGACTACTTAGACAACTATCGTCCCGGTGAAGATGTTAATGGCACTGGTGGTTATGGTCCTGCTATTGCTGTTTATCAAACACAAGAGTCTAAGTTTGGTATCACTCCCCTGCCTGATCAGGCTTATGAGGTGGAGTATAAGTATTGGTCTTTCCCTGCTGATTTATCTGTTTCTACAGATGTCTGTATTATTCCTGATAGATTTACCAGCGTATTAATTGATGGTGCTATGTTCTACATGTTGATGTTCAGGTCAAATGAACAAGGTGCTACTATGTACAAAGAGAAGTTTGACACTGGTATTAGAACAATGCGTAGGCTTTTATTAGATGAGCCTTTGTATATGCGTTCAACGATGATTGTTAAGCCCTCGTTCAATCCTAGAGTGTTTTAATGGCAGACAGAATTAGTGGCTTTAAGGTGACATGTATTGGTGGAATGAACACCAATAGGGATGTACTATCTCAAGGTGAGATGTATCCCGGATCAGCCACACAGCTAATTAATTATGAGCCAGCCATTACTGGTGGTTATAGACGGATTAGTGGATATGCTAATAGTTATGGAACTGTAACTGGTACAGGTAATGTACTTGGTGTTATGGTTTCAGAGAGTTTAAATGATGGCATCTTTGCTTGTCGCAAGCCTTCTTCTGGTACAGACTACTTTTATAAATGGGTAGCTTCTTCATCCACTTGGTCAGCTATATCAACTCCCGGAACTATTACGATGGTGGGGGTTAAGAAGGTTAGGTTTACTAGATATAATTGGAGTGCTCCTAAGTTTGCATTAACTGATGGAATCAATCCGGCTGCTGTGTATGATGGAACTACATATACACAGATTACAGATGCTAATGCTCCTAATAGTCCTAAGTATTCTGCTGCCTTTAAGAATCATTTATTCTTAGCTGGTGATACAACAGATCCTTACAACTTATACATCTCTTCTCCTTTGGCAGAGACAAACTTTAATCCAGCAAATGGTGCTGCTGTTATCAATGTAGGGTTTGAGATTGTTCAGATTAAACAGTTTAGAGATACGCTGTACATCTTTGGCAAGAATGCCATTAAGAGTTTAACAGGCACTAACATAGCTGACTTTGTGGTTGGTGAAGTTACAACAAATTTAGGTTGTGTTGTTCCAGATAGTGTGATAGAACTGGGGGGAAGTCTAGTATTCCTTGGACCTGATGGTTTTAGACCTGTAGCTGGAACTAATAAGATTAATGATGTTGAGTTGGAAACAATTTCAAAACAAATTCAATTCACCATTACAGCAATCTTACAAGAACTTGTAGCTGGTTCTATTGATCCAGAAACATTAAGCTCTGTAGTAATTCGTAAGAAGTCTCAGTTTAGATTGTTCTTACCATCTGAAGGAACCTTTGGTTTGCTAGGTGGTCTTAGAGCCAGTGAAGGTGGTGTGTCGTTTGAGTATAGCCAGCTTTTTGGCTTTCCAGCTACATGTGCTGCTAGTGGATACATTGGGCTTGAAGAAGTTATTGTTCATGGGGATTCTACTGGTAAGGTGTATAAGCAGGAGACAGGAAGTTCTTTTAATAGTACAGAAATCTTAAGTGTTTACCAAACACCTTTCTACTATTTTCAAGATCCATCAATCCGTAAAAACTTCTATAACATTTCTACATTCTTGCGTAGTGAGGGATCGACTAGTATTGTGATGGGTGTGTCGTATGACTTTGATGACTCTGTTAATGTCTTCAATCCAGCCAACTATAACATTTTAACAACTGGTGCTGCTGCTTATTACAATGAAGCCATCTATGATGCTTCAGCAATTTACGATGGTAATCCATCACCAGTGGAAAAGACAAACATTGAAGGCTCTGGATTCTCCGTTGCTTTCAAATATGTGACTAATGATCAGAATGCTAGTCATACGATTCAGGGCTTGGTCTTGAATTATTCGATGAATGACAGACGCTAAGGAGAACTACCTTGACAGGTTATGTAAGACAATCTGCTGCTGATATTGTACCAACGGGTGTAGTTCGTGCGGCTCCTATTAACAATGAGTATAATGCTCTGCGTGATGCTTTTGCTGTTGGTGGTGGTCATAAGCATGATGGCACTGCTGCTGAGGGACATCCTGTTCCTGTCATTGGAGACAGTGACTTATTAAATAAGATTGCTACAGACACAGCTAACAATCGTCATGGTGTGTTTGTTGAGGTGGCAGCGGCTGCTGTTGAGCAAGTGCGCTTCCAAGACGGAGCTATTGTCCCAGTAACAGACAATGACATTGACTTAGGTACAAGTGCTCTTGAGTTTAAAGACTTATACATTGATGGCACAGCAAACATTGACAGCTTAGTAGCTGACACTGCTGACATCAATGGAGGCACTGTTGATGCCGCTGTTATTGGTGCAAGCACTGCTGCTGCTGGTACATTCACTGCACTCACTGCCAACACCTCTTTAGTTGCAGCCACTGCTGACATTAATGCAGGTACTATTGATGGTGCTGTTATTGGTGGCTCTTCTGCCTTAGCCATCACAGGCACTACAATTACTGCCACCACAGGATTTGTTGGTGGTCTTACTGGTGCTGTCACTGGTAACACAGCAGGTACACACACAGGTGCTGTTGTTGGTAATGTCACTGGTAATTTAACTGGTAATGTTACAGCCTCTACAGGCACATCAACATTCAATGATGTCACCATCAATGGTGGCTTGAACATGGATGCTGGCACTGCTGCCACCATCACCAACTTAACTAGCCCTACCAATTCTGGTGATGCAGCTACCAAAGGCTATGTTGACACAGCAGACGCTTTAAAGCTTAATCTGTCTGGTGGCACAATGTCGGGTGCTATTGCTATGGGGACAAACAAGATTACAGGTCTTGGTACTCCTACATCAAATGCTGACGCAGCCACTAAGGTTTATGTTGATACAGCTATTAGCAACTTAGTAGCCGCTGCTCCCGGAGCATTAGACACTCTAGATGAACTTGCTGCTGCTTTAGGTGATGATGCCAACTTTGCCACCACAGTTACCAACTCCATTGCAACTAAACTAGCACTTGCTGGTGGCACTATGAGTGGTGCTATTGCAATGGGTACTAGCAAGATTACTGGCTTAGGTGATCCAACTCTTGCACAAGATGCTGCCACTAAAACTTATGTTGATACAGCAGATGCACTGAAGCTTAACTTGTCTGGTGGCACTATGAGTGGTGCTATCGCTATGGGTACTTCTAAGATTACAGGTCTTGGCAATCCCACAGCAAATCAAGACGCTGCTACTAAAACTTATGTAGACACTGCCGATGCATTGAAACTGTCGTTAACAGGTGGCACAATGTCTGGGGCCATTGCGATGGGTACTTCCAAGATTACAGGCTTGGGTACTCCAACAGATAATGCTGATGCTACAACTAAACTGTATGTTGATGGCATCTTAGGCTCTGCCACTGCTGCTGCTGCCTCAGCTTCTGCTGCAGCTACCTCCGCTTCTAATGCAGCCACTAGTGCAAGCAATGCTTCCACATCAGAAACCAATGCTGCTTCGTCTGCCTCTGCTGCTTCTACATCAGCTACCAATGCTGCTAATAGCTATGACGCTTTTGATGATAGGTATTTAGGAAGCAAGTCTTCTGCACCTTCTGTTGACAATGATGGCAATGCTTTATTAACTGGTGCATTGTATTGGAACAGCACAAGCAATGAATTGTATTTGTGGACTGGTTCTGCATGGACACGCTCTGCTTTGTCTGGTTCAGACTATGTAGCTAAGACTGGTGACACCATGACTGGTGCTCTCACAGTCACTGCTCTTACAGCTTCCTTAGATTCAACATTCTCATCTACAGGTGCTTTGAGAATTAGTAAGGGAACTACTGCAGAACAACCCGGAACACCTGTAACGGGAATGCTTCGCTATAATACAACAACTAATCAGTTTGAGGGATATAGCGGTTCTTCTCCTGCGTGGAACAGTGTTGGTGGTGCAACGATCAGCAATGACACAAGCACAGCTACTAATGTCTATCCTCTATTTGCAAGCGCAACATCTGGCACAGCTACAACGCTGTTCACAGGCAATACTAAGTTGCTGTACAAGCCAAGCACTGGTGAACTGTCTTCTTCTGTTGTAAATGCGGGGAACGGCATCTATGTAAATAGCCAGTCTATTGCTGTAAGTTATACAATTGCAGCAGGTTACTCAGGTATGTCATCTGGCCCTGTCACCATTGCATCAGGTCAATCAGTCACAGTTGCCAGCGGTTCACGCTGGGTCGTTTTGTAAGGAAAATTTATGAGTTCAATAGTTATTGCTGGCGACACATCTGGAAGCGTTACGCTACAAGCTCCTGCTGTGGCGGGGACAACAACGATAACGCTACCAGCAACTAGTGGGACGTTATTACAATCAGGTACAACTGTTACTGAGGCACAAGGTGGTACAGGAACTACTGTTGGTTACAATGGATTTAAAAACCGCATCATCAATGGTGGAATAACAATCTCACAGAGAGGTGTAAGCCCAACCCAAACGGGTGGTGGAGACTACTCGGTCGATAGGTTTTTTAATTACTACTCTGGAAACGCCTACACATCGGTTCAATCAACTACTGCACCAGCAGGATTTATAAACAGTTTGTTATTGACCATTACAACAGCATCAGCATCTCCAACGTATAGTTTTTTTGGACATAAAATTGAAGGATTAAACTGCGCTGATTTAGGTTATGGAACCGCTACCGCCTCAGCGGTTACGCTGTCGTTTTGGGTTCGCTCAAGCGTAGCTGGTATTTATTCCCTTTCCTTAAGTAATAATGATGGCAATAGAGCTTATGCGGCTTCATACACCATCAACACTGCAAATACTTGGGAACAGAAATCTGTAACCATTCCCGGTGATACGTCAGGGACATGGCTAACAACAAATGCGACAGGGATTTTTATTCGTTGGAATATGGGAACAGGACAAGCGGGTAGGCTTATTTCTGCGGGTTCTTGGCAAGCGGCTAATGCCGATGGTGCAACAGGATCAACGGGTGCAAACACTTGGGCAAATACTTCAGGCGCAACCTTTTACATCACAGGCGTTCAACTAGAAAAAGGCTCAACAGCAACATCGTTTGATGTGCGTCCTTATGGGACTGAATTGTCTTTGTGTCAACGCTACTATTACAGAGCAGTTAATGGAAATACACAACCAATAACTAATGGTTTTTATTACAGTAGTACCGATATCCGAGGGATTATAAATTTCCCTTGCACAATGCGAATTTCACCATCACTTGTTTCGTCAAGTGGTACAGACCATTTTAGATTGCAAGCAGTAGGTAGTGACGACACATTTGACACGCTATTAGATGCTGGCCCTAAATCAACTACATCAATGTATTTGTATATAAATAGCAATGTTTCTGGAACTGCTGGTAATGCGGGGGCAATTCTTTCAAATAACGCAAGTGCATCTCTTGCTTTTAATTCGGAGTTGTAAAAATGACATACAAACTTTATAAAAATGCTCTTGGCAATACTTCAATAATGAAAATTGAACAAGGCTATGTAACCAGTTTTACTGAAGACCCTGCCAACACAGACTACCAAGCCTACCTAAAGTGGCTTGCTGAAGGCAATACACCCGAACCCGCAGAAGGAACTTAACATGGCAAGCATAATCAATGCAGCAACATCAGGTGGGCTAGTCACCACTGCTGACACATCAGGCATCTTACAACTACAAACAGCATCGACTACTGCTGTGACTGTGACTGCTTCACAGAATGTGGGTATTGGAACGGCTTCACCCGGAGCGAGATTGGGCATACTTGTATCAGGAATGACTAACCAAGTCTCACTTGGTGCAAACGCATCAAATTCGGCCTATGGTTCAATTTCTTTTGGTGCAAGTAACCTAGATACTGGAAGGATTGGCTTTACTGCTGGCGGTAATACTGACCTTAATTTATACGTTGATGTGCCAAGTGGAGGAACGCATCAATTTAGAAATGCTACCACTACAATGGTGACTGTTAATAGCGCAGGAAATCTAAAGACTATTGGGACAATTAGTGTTGGCAATGCAACTCCTTCAACAAGCGGTGCTGGCATCACATTCCCCGCAACTCAAGTTGCATCATCAGACGCTAATACTTTGGATGACTATGAAGAAGGTAACTGGACACCAACTGTTGCGGCAACGACAACAAACCCCACTGTTAGTTCTTATCCTACAAGAGTTGGAAGATATGTAAAGATTGGGAAACAAGTAACAATCTATTGTGGTATTCAAAACAATTCATCAGGTGGCTCAGGAAATTTAAAAATTACTGGTTTGCCGTTTCAAGCCACTTCTGATGATTGCACTTTTTCAGGCGTTTCTGCTCTAAACGGAGACTTTTCTTGGGGAACAAGTAAAACAGGTGTTTTGTTCGCTGTCGGTGCAAATCAATCACACATTGATGTTTATGCTACGCAAAATGGTGTAGCACAAGCTGGAATACCAATCGGTAATTTTAATGCCGACTCAAAATATCTTAACATCACATTAACCTATTTCGTTTAATTAACTTGATTGGATTATCAAGTCGGACACTAACCAAAGGAAAATTATGTCACTTACTAAAACCACAACTGTTGACCAAATTACAGTAACCGAAACTGGCACAGTCTTGTATCGTGAAGCCACACGCATCATGGAAGATGGCAATCAAATTAGCCAAACTTACCATCGTTCAAGCCTCACACCCGCACAAGACCTGACAGGCGTTCCCGCTAATGTTGTTGCTATCTGCAATACAGTCTGGACTGCTGAAGTGATTGCGGCTTATCAAGCGGCTCAAGAAACACAAGGAGCCTAATCATGGCAATTACATTAGACGGGACAGCAGGGATTATTGTCTCTGGTAACACTAACACACTTTCTGGAGTGACTGTAAGCCGTGGTGGTGGTTCTATAGCAACTAATACTGCGGTGGGTGCTAGTGCTTTGGCGGCTAATACAACTGGTGCTTTAAATACTGCAGTTGGAAATGGTGCTTTGCAAAGCGTTACAACAGGTTCTGGGTACACAGCAGTTGGTTATGCGGCTGGCAGTTTATTAACTGCTGCTTCTGACAATTACGCAAGTGTTTTTATGGGTTGGAGAGCAGGTAACAATACAAGCACAGCTACCGATGTTACTTTTATTGGTGCAGCAGCAGGTAGATTAAATACTACTGGCTCATCAAATACAGCATTAGGTGCTGCTGCCCTCTACTCAAACACCACAGCATCTAACAACACTGCTGTAGGTTATCAGGCGGGGTATAGCAATACAACGGGCGTAAGCAATTCTTTTGTTGGAAAAAGTGCTGGTTTAAACAACACAACAGGCGCAAACAATTCATTCTTTGGTTTTGAAGCTGGTGGAATAAACACAGGTGGTAACGGCATTACTGCTATTGGCTATCAGGCTTTAGCTAATCACAGTATAAGTGGAATATCAAACAACACGGCACTTGGTTATTTGGCGGGTAGTGCTTTAACCACAGGTCAAGTAAATGTTTATTTAGGTTCTGAAACGGGTTCAAGTCACACTACTGGTAGTGCTGGTATTTACATTGGTAGACTTGCAAATTCTAGTAGTTCATCAGTTGGTGGTGAAACTGTTATTGGTTATAACATACAAGGTAAAGGTACTGATACCGCCTTTATTGGCAATCCTTCTGGTGCGTATAACGGAGCCAACACAACTACTTGGTCAACCACTTCTGACCAACGCCTTAAGAAAAACATTGTTGACAACAATGATGGACTAGAAAAAATTAATTCTATTCGTGTACGCAACTTTGAATATCGTTTGCCTGAAGAAGTTACAGAACTTGCAACAACAACTGCCGTTAAAAAAGAAGGTGTGCAGTTGGGTGTAATTGCTCAAGAACTCCAAGCAGTTTTGCCTGAATGCGTCAAAACAGAATCAACAGGCGTTATGTCAGTGGATGCCGACAACTTGACTTGGTACTTAGTCAATGCTGTTAAAGAATTAACTGCCCGTATTAAACAACTTGAAGGAAACTAAAATGATTAACGAAACACTAACACCAGAACAAATTGCCAAGCACTACTCTGCGGCTATGGACTCGGTTAACCTGATTAACGCAGGTAAACCAGAAGGAATGTCTGATGCTGATTGGGCAGATTGCTTGTCACGTAACAAAGAGCATCTGACAATTATGTTGGCTAAAGACTTCTGGACAACAGAAGACCTAGCACCATTGCAAGCCGCTTCTGTCTAATCATGGAAGAGGTAACACACGCCCAAATCTATGAGCGTCTGTGTGCTGTCGAAGCTAAGGTAGACAAGCTAGATAAAAGCACAGAGGCTGTGGTGGTTGCATTCAATGCAGCCGCTGGTGCATTCACTGTGCTCGAATGGCTTGCTAGAGCAGTGAAACCAGTATTAGTTATTGGTGCATTCTGTGGAGCCATATGGCTGGCTATAGAAAACAAGCTGCATCACTAACACTCTTATTATTAATATCTTTCCCTATTGGGTCCAAGGAGGAAAAATATAGGTGTGTCCGATGGACATGGACTGGAGATGTATATAACAGAAAAGTTGTATGCATTGAATGGAAAAAGGTTGAGCGATGATTGATCCCATCACCGCCCTAGCTGGCATACAAACCGCTATCAGCATGGTCAAGAAGGCCAGCAAGGTGGCTAATGATTTAGGCTCTCTTGCCCCAATGATTGGCAAGATGTTTGATGCTAAAAGCACAGCTACTAAGGCTATGCTTCAAGCAAAGCAATCTGGCAAAGGTTCCAACATGGGGACTGCTTTACAGATTGAGATGGCCTTAGAACAAGCTAGAGCATTTGAAGAAGAACTAAAGATGTTGTTCATGCAGACAGGTAAGATTGATGTCTGGAACAAGATTAAAGCTAGACAAGCTGACATGGACTTGGCTGATGCTAAAGAATTGAGTGCTTTAAAGAAGGCAGAAAAAGCTGCCAAAGAAAAAGAAGATGAAATGAATGAGATAGCCATGATCATTGGTGGTGTAGCTTTTGTTTTGTTCTTAGTATTTGTTGGTGTTAATGAGTTGATGAATTTCTGTGAAGCCACTAGAAGGTGTGGGCGGTGAATGAATATCAAAAGACCTTTGACTTATGTATAAAGATATTTGTCTATGGGTGTGTGGCTCTGTACTTCTTAGGCTTCCTGAAGTTCTTGCCTGATGATTTGTCTGACAAGATTGTGAACTTGTTATTAGGAAAGGTTGGCTTATGAAAGTGACTCCCTATCAACACAATGCAAACATGTTGCGTGAATATCAAAGGGTACTTCATCAACAACACTTGAAAGACCTTCAGAAACTAGAACGTCAAACTCAAGAGAAGATTAAAGCTCAGTGGGTTAGGGCAAATTCTGTGGATGTAATGGTATGAAATATTTATTATTGTTATTGCTGCTCACTGGTTGTGAAGACAGGTACAGATACTTCTGTCAGAACCCTGACAACTTCCATGCTGAGCCATGTCAGAAACCTAGATGTCAATTTACACAGACATGTCCTGAGTATTTAGTTGCACCAATATTGGAGAAACAAATTGAGAGAACTGCTAATCAAAATGCTGACACCCAACCAGCAACCAAAGCCAAAGCTAACAACTGAAGAATTTGAGGTTAGGGTTTGGGGGTTTGTGGTGGTGGCTATCACCATCATTCTCTTTGGCATTGTGTTTGCCCTACTCTATTCTGTTACTTTTGTAACACAACCAATCAAGAGTATGGCTCCGATTGACCAAGCCTACACCAAGATGCTTAATGATATAGTATTACTTATTGTAGGTGGTATTGGTGGCATTGTAGGTAAGAGGGCAGTTAACTCAGCACAGAATGCATTCAGACCTCCTCAGCCTCCAATGCAGGGCTGTGGCGGTGGCTATGGAGGTGGTGGCTATGGTAGCAGCTACGCTCCTCCACAGTCGGCCTATGGCCTTCCTAGTCAGCCCTTCGGTGCTATGCCTGTCTGGAAGAACCCAGAGCTAGATGAAAGCTGGACCCCCGGTCCTCCACCAACAACACCTCCTGAACACATGGAGCCTGATGAGGATAGGGAAGAGATAGCTCAGGCAAGAAAAGAGGCTGAGTGATGTTACCCATTCCACTGCCTTGGCTGATCATTAGTGCAACCATTGCACTGTTTGGAACATATCAAGTTGGTCATCACTATGGCTGGATTGAGCGTGACGAAGACATGCAAATAGAGATAGCTAAGAAGAATGAAGAAGCCCGTGAAGTAGAGAAGAACATGACTTCTAAACTTGCTGATAAAGAAACAGAGTTGAGAAAGGCAAAGAATGAAATATCTAAAAAGCAGTCTGCTATGCGTGAGCTTGCTAACACTGGCAGGTTGCGCCTCCCCACCACCAGTTGTGTACAAACCAGCACAAGTGCCGCCCCTGCCACAGGAAATAGCAGAGATGAGCCAACCGATCTTGAGCGACAGACTATTGCAACTCTTATCGACATCGTTGCCGAAGGAGACAAAGCCATCGTCAAGCACAACGCCTGTGTCGCAGCCTACAACGAAATGAGGGAGTTGGTAAACAATGGTAACAAGTGAACAACTAAGACAGCTACACATTGAGCCATCTTTGGCTGATGCTTTCAATGAAACCTTTGAGAGATTTGGTATAGTTACACCAGCTCAACAGGCTTCATGGATTGGTCAATGTGGTCATGAGTGTGGCAACTTCCGCATCATGGAAGAGAACTTAAACTACAGAGCACCCACCCTGCTGAAGCTATTCCCTCAGAATCCTAAGCGAGTCTGGGGATTCACACCAGAGAGTGCTGCAGAGTATGAGAAAAAGCCACAGCGTATTGCCAATAGGATTTATGGTAATCGTATGGGCAACAGGGATGAGGCATCAGGGGATGGGTTCAGGTTCCGTGGATCCGGATTTCTCCAGCTAACTGGACATAGCAACTTCTATCACGCAGGTCAAGCCTTAGGTGTAGATTTTGTTATGCAACCAGAGCTTGTTCGCACTCCCAGATATGCAGCACAGACCGCTGGCTGGTTCTGGCAGACTCACAGGCTTAACCAATATGCTGACAGCGGTGACATCCTCACCATGACAAAGCGAATCAATGGTGGTACTATTGGTTTAGAAGATCGTAAGAAGCATATTGAACATGCCTTACATGTATTAGGTGGTTGACTAAGCCCCTAAATTGTGGTATGACAAGGCTTAAAGGTATATAATGTTACCAGCTTCTCTAAGTATTATTGGCAGAGAAGTGCCGATTAGAGTTGTAGATGTATTCCCAGAACAACTGGGAGAGTACAGCTATGATGATTATGCAATTAAAATAAAGTCTGGTCAGCACCCCTTAGCGGAGGCAGATACATTGTTACATGAATGTATACACGCTATAGACGACTGCTTCCAATTAAAACTGTCAGAGAGGCAGGTGTATTGTTTAGCTGTAGGAGTGTTAGCACTACTTAGAGATAACAGAAATATGCTTGCCTATTTAACTGAAGCAATAGAGAAACCAAGAAACATATGAAAGATTTTACATCACAGCAAAAAGAAGTTGTAGCTAGAAAGCTAGGCTATGACGGACCTATGCAGGGCTTTGATGAGTTCATTGCATCCTCTCCTTCGTTAGAAGCTAAGTATGCTGCCATCACTGGTAAGTTTTCTCAGCGTATGGCTAATGGTGGTTTGGTTAAGATGAAGCCCAGAGGATTTCCGGCTGGAGGATATGTATCTACTGTGTATGAAGATACGGCATCTACCCCTTCTTTTGCTGAAGCAGATCGATTAGTTCGTGCTGGTTATGCAAAAATTGGACGTACAGGAATTGGTAATGCAGTCAATCAGATTGATCAAGCTGGATATGACAACTTTTTAAATCTTTTGACATCTGGCACAGTTAGCGCAGCAGACTACTTATCTATATTTGCTGATGCTGCTACTAGATATATGGCTGACAACCCTGATGACCCATATACAAAATATGTACAAGGATTTTTAGGTACTACACCAACTACTACTGTACCTCCAACTACAGCTCCTCCAACTACAGCTCCTGTAACAACGGCTGCTCCAATAGTTACGTCAGCTCCAGTAAATCCAACATCTACTATTTCTGACGCTGAAGCAGATCGATTAGTTCGTGCTGGTTATGCAAAAATTGGGCGTACAGGAGTTGGTGACGCAGTTAATCAGATTGATCAAGCTGGGTATAACAACTTCTTTAATCTTTTAAAGTCTGGTGCAGTTAGTTCAGCAGACTACTTATCTATATTTGCTGATGCTGCTACTAGATATATGGCTGACAATCCTAATGATCCGTATACAAAATACACACAAGGATTTTTAGGTACTACACCAACTACTACTGTACCTCCAACTACAGCACCTGTTACTACAGCTCCTGTTACTACAGCACCAATAACTACAAGACCAGTAACAACTGTACCTCCAACTACATTGCCTATTACTACAGCACCTGTAACAACTAGACCTGTAACAACATTACCTGTAACAACATTACCAACAACTACAAGAGCACCGGGTGTAACCCTATCTCCAGCAGAGCAAGCAGCCGCTATTTTTTCTAGGAATGCTGCAACACAAACTAGCTCACCTGTAACTTACTCGGCTGCAGGTGTTCCTCAAGCTGCTGATGCTGCTCAAGTAAAAACAATTGCAACTATTGAACCTACTGAAGTTCAGAAGATAGGTGTAGAAGAAAGAGCCGGAGATGTAAGTACTATTGAAGGAACTACTCCCGCTACTGCTACATTAGCAAGTGTTCCTACAACAACACCAGCAGTTACAGTGGCATTTTCTTCTGCTGCTACTCCTTTAAAGACTGCTCTTGATAAAGTTTCTCCTACTGATGGTACATTATCTGAAGCAGCTAAAGTAAAAGCAGAAGAAGACACTACAACAGCTTTGGCTGGTTCTGCTGTTAATGCAGAACAAATAAGCACTGCTCAAAAAGTAGCTGTAGTACCAGAACGAACAATATCAGAAGCTGAGAAAGTTTCTGGTACTGCTGTAACTATGGCTACTGTGGCTACAGAGTTGGCTAAGGCTAAAGCTGAAGAAGGAACTGTCACTGCAGACATGACTGTACAAGGACAGCTTGCTAAACTCACTAAAGATTTTGATGCAAAAAACCCACCACCTTGGGCTGCTGGTGCATTGAGAGCTGTGACAGCAGAGATGTCTGCTAGGGGCTTAGGTGCTTCTAGCTTGGCTGGTGCTGCTTTGGTACAAGCTGCAATGGAGAAAGCTCTTCCTATTGCTTCTGCTGATGCTGCTATATATCAACAAGTTGCTTCACAGAACCTGTCTAACAAACAACAGATAGCTGTTCTTACGGCACAACAAAGAGCTACCTTCTTAGGTCAAGAGTTTGATCAAACCTTTCAGACCCGTGTTGTTAATGCTGCCCGTGTTTCTGAAATTGCCAACTTAAACTTTAATGCTAAACAACAAGTGGCCTTGGAGAATGCGAAACTTGCACAAACTGTTGACTTAGCCAACTTAAATAGCAGACAAGCTGCTTTTATGGCTGAGCTTGCACAGACAGCCACTCTTGAGACAGCCAGTTTAAATAACAGACAGCAAGCTGCTGTTGTTAATGCTCAATCTGCTTTGCAAGTTGATTTAACTAACATGTCTTATGAACAACAAACCACTGTTCTTAAAGCACAACTAACAGCACAAGCTATTTTGTCTGATGCTGCTGCTGAGAATGCTGCCAAACAGTTTAATGCTACTAGTACAAATCAAACAAATCAATTCTTTGCCACTCTATCTTCACAAGTGAGTCAGTTTAATTCTGCACAGAGTAATGGTATGGAACAATTTAAAGTTGACCAAGCAAATGCTGTTAAGAAGTTTAATGCTGAAGTTACTAATCAGAGAGAACAATTTAATGCACAACAACGATTGGTGATCGATCAAGCAAATGCTCAATGGCAACGTGAGATTGCTACAGCTAACACAGCAGCCACTAATTTAATAAATCTACAGAATGCTCAGCTCTCACAGCAGATGACATTAACAGAATATAATAATGAGATACAGATGTATCGTGATGCTGTAACACATGCTTGGCAGTCTGCTGAGAATGATGCTAATAGAGCAACCACTCTTGCTGCTTCAGAGATTTCTGCTGCTGCTGCAATTTCTGGTGCAAATATTAAAGCAGACGCTCAAAGTTCATCAGACATAGGTTCATTTATTGCCCGTGTTCTAATTGGTAGATAATATATGAAAAACTTTAAAAACTATTATGGTAAATTAGATGGTATGGCTAATGCTAAATTATCTAAACCAAAGAAAGATACTGGTAAGGGTTTGTTATCTAAAACATCCACAGAATCAGAGGTATCAACATCTTCTTCTAAAGATGTATTTGCTAAAGTAGCCAACTACATGGCAGCAATTAGAAAACAAAAAGAGGAGTTGATGAATGACAGATGATATCTTGTTTAATGCACCTATCCCCGGTCAATCATTAACGATTGAGCCGGGTAGTGGGCCTTGGGAGCAGCCTCCTCAGTATGTCACTATAGATGAAGTAGCTTCTTTCTATTCTGATAAGCTGGATAATCCAGAAGCTATCTTTGAGTTGATGTCTTTGCTTGAGAAAGGTATACCTATTCTTACTATTGTTAATACAATGGTGAAGACATCTATTATGAATGGCTATCACACTGTTGATACAGGTTTCTTAGTGACACCAATCATTGTAGAGATTATTAAGACAATAGCAGATTTGAATGATGTTATGTACACAGTAACTGCTGAAGAAGCAGGTAAGAAAAACACTGTGAATCCTGCAATCATTAAACAATTGATTGATGAAGCAAAGAAAAAAGTAAAGAAAAGTCCTGAAGCTATTGTAGAGCGTAAAGGTTTAATGGCAAAGGGAGTAGCATAATGGGATTTAAACTAGGTGCATTTCTTGGTGGTGCTGCTAAAGGCGCAACAGACTTAATCGAAGAGAGAGAGAAAGAGAATGCTCTTCAGATTAAAGAGAGTATTAAAAACATGTACCACAACTATGCTGAGTACAGAAAAGAAACAGACAAGAAGAAAGAAGAGATTAGAGAAACAGTAGGTTCTCTTCGTTCCTTTAAATTTGCTGATGGTCCTTTAGATGAGAAGGAGCTTATTGCTCTTGCTTCTGATTTACCAACAGCTAAATCTATTGCTGAAGAATTTAAAAAGAATCCTGAGAAGCTTGAAGGATTGTCTAAGTCATTCATTAAAGCAACAGGTAAAATCCCTGAGGGGATGACCTTCAATGACTATGTTAATCAATATGGCAAAGTGGCTAAGATGGATGCTACTGAGTTTGAACAAGCTGCTTCTAGTAAACAAGATGGCTTCTTTAATAAGCTGGTGTATGGTAATAATGTAAATAAGATTAGGAACGCTGCTGCTAAGTATGGTGTTAGTGCTGAAGAGTTATATAACGTAGGTGCAGCTAAAGGCTCCAAGTCATTTCCAGCACTTCTTGAAGTTGATTACTCTAAGCTCAAAGACAAACCAGACTTTAAGAAGATTGAGTCTGATGCACAGGTTGCTATGTATAGAGCTAAGCAAGAAGGTACAGATGATGAACAAGCTAAAGCTGCTGCCAACTTAGGACACATTACATACATCCAAGAGTTTGGTAATAAGAAGGGTAAGAGTCAAGGTGAGATTGAAGCCGACTACGCTAACCAAGTTATTAAGCTCAAGCAAGAAGGTAAGCCTAAAGAAGCTATTGCTAAGGAAAGAGAACTTAGAGACTGGCAGAGACTTGTTGCTAATCCTGCTACGGCTGGTAAGACAGATGCTGACAAGATTTCACAGGCCAACCTTATTGTTGCTGCTTCTAGAACAATGGAATCTACGCTTAAGAACTACCTACCACCCGGTAGCTTCATTACAACATCTAACCCAGATGGTACAACTAACATTGAAGTTAAAGACTTAGCTTCCTCAGGCAAAGCAGCTTTAGGCTTTACTGCTGGTAGAGATGTGTTGATTAAAGAAATGACTACCAATGGCAAGCCTAGATCTGAGATGCATAAGAATGCGTTGATGTCTGCTGGTGTTCAGTTTGATCAAGATGGTAATGCTATCAATCCTAAGGTTCAGTATGGTGGTGAGGCTGCTCCTGCTCCAGCAACAGCACAAACACCAAGACCAAGAGGTGGTCCTATGGCTAGACAAACAGCACCAGTAGATACAGCTAAGGCAAGATCAGAAGCTAATGCAGCCATCGCTAATGGGGCAGATAGAGCAGCAGTGGCTGCACGTTTTAAACAACAGACAGGACAGGATCTCTAAATGGGAATGTTTGATGACTTAATCCCCACTAAAACTAGTGGTGGTATGTTTGATGATTTAATTCCAACAAAGCTTACGCCTCAGCAAATGGAGGCTAAGGTTGTTCAGCCTCCCACAGAAGCTGAGCTTAAGGCTGCAGAAAAACCTGCCATCATTACCAAACAACTTATGCCTAGCAAGGCAAAGATTGAGGAAGCAACTAAGAAGAGCTTAGAAACCACCATTCCTTTTGAAGACCTGTATAAAAATCCAGAACTGTTCGGTGTAATTAAAGACTACATGAAAGTTAGTCGTAATGTTGTTCCTGAGAAGGGTCAATCAGACGAAGACTTTGTTAAGAAGTACATGGCAACAATGAGGGATGTTGAATTCAATACCTTCACTGGTGCTCTTCCTGAATTAAATAGAATCCGTAATGCTAAACCTGAAGATGCTGAGACACTAGGACTTGGTAGAGAACTATATAAACAAACACGAAGTGTGTTCCAGCCCGGTGGTCAAGGCTATGGCAGTGCTGATGCTTTAGTTCCTTATTGGAATGCAATGGCATCTATTGCTACAGACCCATTAAACTATGTTGGGTTTGTCGGAGGTAAGATTGGTGGACAGGTTGTTAAATTAACTGCTGCTCAAGAAGCTGCACAGCTTGCTCTTGGAGCTGCTTCTAAAGGTAAGCTTGCTTCCATCCTCACACCAACTAAAGGCAAAGTAGTTGCTGGTGTTGCTGGTTTAGAAGCTGCATCAGGAGCAGGTCAAAGTGTTGTTAGCCAACGCTTAGATCAAGAAGTTGCTAAGAGTATTGGTAAAGAGCCAGAAGAACTCAGCACAACACAGATAGCTGTTAGCGGAATTATCAGTGGACTCTTTGGTGGTGTAGAAGCTAAGGCTGCTGTCACTAAGTTTGGTAAGACTGGTAAAGAACAGCTTGCTGACTTGCTTAAGAAGTCTAAAGAGAAAACACCAACAGATCCAACTGCTCCACCTACTAAGATAGAAACAGCTTTGTTATCTCCTGTTGATGAGAACATGGACCTGCTTGCTGAAGAGTTTATGAAGCAAGAAGGTGCTAAGGTGTTAGATCAAATCTCTCCTGCTGCTGCTTTGGTAGAGCCAGCCATTCGTAGAGACTTATCACAGAGAGCTATTCGTGTGGCTTTGAATGTGATTGAGAACGATCCTACCTACAAGGTTAAGGCAGGACAGAAGACCAGTACAGCCATTGCTGAAGTGTTCTCTGCTATGGACCAAGGGCTTATTGATGACACCCTGTTAGAGCAAGCCATTAGAAAAGAAGGACTGAGTCCTGAACAGTTTGCTCAAGCTAACAGAGTGACAGTGACACAGGCTGCTCAGATTATGCAGCAATACTCTACGGCTTCTAAGGCTCTTAATCGTCTGCGTCAAATCGATCCAGATGTTGCTAAGCAAGTGGATGCTTTGTATGGTGCGCCTGATGAATATACATCCACCCTTGGCTACTTAGGTGGTGCATTCAACCGCCTTGAAAGAGAAAGTAAAGCCCTTATTGTCAGCGGTATTGGTACTACTGTTCGTAACATTATGGGCAGTGGTATTGGTTTGACATTCAATTCAGCAGCTTCTGTTATTGAAGGCTCGTTGATGACCATAGGAAAGACACTAGCACCAGAAGCTAAAGGTGCTAGACTTAACACACTAAAGACAAGCATTGGTGACACCATTGAGAATGCCTTTGGTACATGGGGTTACTTGCGTAAGAATGATTTAGCTTCTGAAGTGACAGATGAGCTACTCAAACACAACCCATCCATTAGAAGCCACATCCTTTCTGCTATGCAAGAGAGTGATACAGACTTGTCTAAGGTGGCTCGTATGGCTAATGCTCTTAATGTGGCACAGGACGCTTTCTTTAGGAAGGCCATCTTTGCTAACTCAGTGGAGAAGAAGCTTAAGGGTGTTGGCTTAGATATGTATGAGCTAATAGCTGATGGTAAAGTTATCCCTGCTGACATCCTTAAAGAAGCAGCAGATGAAACATTAAAAGCTACCTTCTCTTACACACCTAAAATACCTAAGGGTGGTATTAAGACATTCGAGGGTGGTGCTGAGGCTATGGGTAACTACTTTGTTAAAGCAGCAGAGGTTCCCGGTGGTAGCTTGTTTGTTACCTTCCCTCGCTTCATGACCAATGCCATTGCATTCCAGTATCGCTATAGCCCATTGGGTGGTATTGCTGGTGCAGAAGACATTCTTAGAGGTTCTAAGATGTTAGCCAATGGTGATGAGACAGGTGCTGCTCTCATTAGAAAAGGTCAAGAGAACACAGCTAAGGGTATTGTAGGTACATCAGCATTGCTTGCTGCCATTGACTATCGTGAGAACAATCAGGATGTTGAATGGAACATGTGGAAAAGAGATGATGGTACTACAGTGGATATGCGTGGTATTTTCCCAATTGGTCCTTTGTTAGCTATGGCTGATGTATCAGTGAAGCATAAGCGTGGCTTGTCTGCAAAGACTGGTGATGCTTTTGAAGCTGTCATTGGCATGAAGATGCCATCAGGTACACAGAACCAATTCATGGACCAACTCATCTCTGCTCTTTCTTCTGAAAGAGATGTAGAGAAATGGGCTGATAAGATGGGTAAAGTTGCTGGAGACTTTGGTGCTAGGTTTGTATCACCCTTCATCGTCAAAGACATCTTCAACCTTGTTGATTTGATTCGTGAGGGTGGCTCTGTTGCTAGAGATCCTAATGTACTTAAATCAGAGAAACCAGCAGATAGAATGTTAGAAGCTGCGGGTAATAGAATTCAATCTAAGCTTCCTGTGTTGAAGGAAGAACTACCTGAAACTATCCCCCGTGTTAGACAAGGACCAATATATAAAGAAGGTGAATTCTTTAATAACTTAGTTGGTATTCGTATCACACCAGAGAAGACACCAGAAGAAACTGAACTGGTCTACCTTGGTATCGAAACATACAAACTGTTTGGTCAACCATCAGGTGATAAAGAATATGACAGAGCTTATGTTGAAGAAGCTAATCCATTAGTCATTGCTTCCATTCAAAGAGCAATGCTGAGTCCACGCTATCAAGCTTTGCCAGAGATTGAACAGAAGAAAGCCATTGAGAATGTAGTTAAGAACATCTTGCCTGTGGCTAGACAGCTCACTGATGCTAAGTTTATGAATGAAGATCTTGTCCGTGTTTACAAGATGAAGTTTAATAAACTTCCTGAAGACACACGAAAGATTATTAACAACAGATATGCCACTGAAAATAATGGTAAGACGTTGGAAGAAACCAATGACTACATGAGAGTACCTGAGTATGCTGCTAAGATTACAGATCTTCAGTTTGCTAAGGGTGGATTTCTTGCTGGAAAGATTGCCACAGCAGGAACTAAAGGTGCTGTTACAGGAGGCACTGAAGGAATGCTTAACCTTATTAGAAAGGTTAAAAATCCTGAGGCTATTGTTGCCAATGAAATTAACAATGTTGTTGAAGATGCTTTAAATAAAGCAGACTTAACAGCTAAAGCAATTCCTACTAAGCCTGTTGTTAAAGCTAAGAGCACACCTCCAGTAGAAGAGGCTGCTCCAATTGCTAAGCAAATGGAAGAAGCCATCCCTGAAGTTGTGCCAACAAAGATTGAAGAGCCTTTGCCAGAGATTAAGACAGAACTGCCAACACCAGAGCCTTCTATCTACACTACACCCATTGCCACTACAAATTTAAATAAACCTGCCTTTGGTTTTGATGAAGAGACTAGGAAGTCTACACTGTCTAGTATTAAAGTGCTTAGACAAGAAGCATTTGCTGCTGTTAAAGATGCTCCTGAGTTTGCGGGTATTGACCCAAGTGCTATTGCTGTAGCTCAGGGTGAATATAGAATTAAGACAGGCAGGGAGCTTAATGCTGATAGCCCTACAGATGTTACAGCCTTTGCTGAGTTTGCTCAGGGGTTTCAAAAGAAACTAGAAGATCTGAGAGAGCAATATAAAGACAAGCCACCAAAGATATTGATTCATGGGACAGAGACAGAGCGAACACCTGCTAAAGTTAAACGTGGTTTCTATGATCCTCAAACAATGGAAAGTAAGAAACACATGGAACTAGATGTAGGTGCTACATCTTTTACCAGTGATCTACGATTGAACTACAGGGATGATGCCTTTGGTGGTCCAGTTGTTAAGAACATTTCTTACACTGAGATTCCATATGCTGACTATATGTTCAGAAGAGTGAACATGCCATTATCAGCATACAGTAAGAAGGACATGAATACCATTGCTAGAACCATCACTGGTGATCCAACAGTGGCTAGGCCGCTAAGCCTTCCTCGTAGCTTAGGCTACAGAGAAACTGAAGATGCTTTTGTTGAGAGCGAAAAGCTTAAGATACAAACTGATTTCAATAAAGTTGAAAAACAATATGGCTTAATTGAGCAACAAGAAACTAACAGAAAAAGATTGACTAATAAATTATTGGATGTTGTTAACAAGACAGACAAAGATGGTCTTACTTTAATTGATAATATCAGAGCATCCACTGAAAAACCTAAAGAGGTTTATGAAACATACACCACCATCAAGGGGCTGTTTAAGAATGAGTTTAGACACACAGGTGGCAAGGCTGCTACAAAAGATGGTAAGCTTCCAGTAACAGATAGCAATCAAACATTTATTAGTGCATTAAATAAACTGGCTAAGACAACCACTGTAGATACTATTGATGCAGTCTCTCTTTCTTTAGAAAGATCTGGAGCTAAAGATAAAGCATTAGCTTTAAAACAACTTAGTAAGAATCTAAAGACAATTCAGACAGTACCAATGTATATACCATCAGGTTCAACACCAGCAGATATAGCTGACTTGATTGCTACACAAACTAAAGCCGCTAATAATATTAGAGACTTAATTGGTAATGACTTTAAGATTGTTGATCCAGCCAACCCTAGTAACACCAAGAGAATTGGCTTAGCTAAGGGTGGCCTCGCAAGCCGTAGGTAATACAACATAAGATAGTCTATCAAGAGGAACCTTGTAAAAGAGTTCTCCTTGGTAGACATATTTATTTCTAGACTCTTTGACTTCTGAAGCTAGTACAGCAGCAGCTTCACAATGGAACAAGGCTGTTCCATCCTTATTAACAGAAAAGAAGTATGTTAACATGTCTTGTGTTAGAAGCTTCTTTTTCCTGTTAGGTACATTCAAATCTTCATAGGGAAACTCTACAGTTTTCCATGACAGTCTGACTTCTACCTCAGCATACCCTATCAACAAGTCATCTTTATACAGATGCAAATCAATCCCATACCTATCGGGATTATCTCTAGCTTCCATACCCCAAAAAGAAGAGACATAGTCTTTAACTACATCTCTTCCAAACTTGTCGTAGGTGTCGTGAAGTTCTTTATCAAACCGCTTGGTAGCCATCTAGTCTTTCAATGTTATCAAAGTAGCCACGATCAAATCCTCGTTGCCACTCTTTACCTGCCACAGATGTTGGATCGTATTGATTCACAATCCATCCGTGTCTGAAAGCTTTATAGCCCTGTTCAAATTGAATACGCAATGGTGCAGATCGTTCAGACTTGACTTGCATGTTATTCCCCTGTAGGTTTATCGCCTTTAATGAGTTCACCAATCTCTTCAAACTCACCAATATAGATACTAAGAAAAGGCAACTTAAGTAGTATACCACTATAAGAGAACAATTTGTCTTGTGGTCCACCATCATCAATGATGTGACAGATGGTGTCATTGAACTCAATATCTAGCCCAATGCCCTGCCTTAGTTCTACAACTATCATGCAGCTTTACCCCATACATCATCCCAAGTACCAGTGGTAGCACCCTTGCTGTAGTCTGTTACACGCTGCTCAAAGAAGTTGGTGTGGCTAACACCTAACATACCATCTACCCACGGCAGAGGGTTCTTCTTAATCTTGTATATGCCTTTCATCCCCATAGAGATGAGTCTACGATCAGCAATGTAGCGGATGTATTGCTTCACTTCTTCTTTCGTAAGCTTCTCGACCTCGACCATCGAAAAAGCCAGATCCACAAACTGATCCTCCAGACCCACCATTTGATCTGCAATTTCCTTGATGCGGTCCGAAGTCGTTTCATCCTGATGGTGCTTAACATACTCACGATAAACCTTAATCATACCTTCAGCATGCTGAGTCTCATCCACTATGGACCAAGCAATGATCTGACCTAGTCCTTTGAGTTTACCATTCCTTGCAAAGTTTAACAACATAACAAAGCTAGAGAATAGTTGCATGCCCTCACCGAAGGCAGAGATGGCAGCAATCTTCTCAGCCATTGGTGCTGCACTAAGATTGTTAATGTAGTCATGCTTCTGCACCATCTCTCCATACTGTAGGAATTCATTGTATGTAGACTCAGGCAAGCCTAAGGTTTCAATGAGGTGTGCATAGGCTGCTACATGCAGGGCTTCCCTACTGGCAAAGCCACTCATCATCATCCTCACTTCAGGCTGCTTGAATATAGGGATGTAGTGGTCATGATAACCACTGCCAATATCCAAGTCACCTTGTACAAAGAAGCGCAAGATCTTTGTTAGAAACTCCTGCTCATGATTGCTCAGTTTCTTGTAGTCTTTAACATCCTCAGACATAGGAGATGTCAGGCTTACAGGGGTAGTGCTCCCCCTTCACCCCAGTAATAATCCAATCTCCGGGGGTAACAATATGCCCACCCTCCAATGTTTTAATCCACCCCAGTCCTTTACCTTCAGGATCATGAGGAAAGAAAACAGTAACCTCCGGATGATCTCCAACTTTAAACCATTGTGTTGCTTCAATAACAACAGGCTTCTTTCTGAATTTCATATTCACCCTTCACATGCTAAACAAGTTTCACCTTCTGCCACCTGCTTCAAATCAATATCGTCTTCAATCTTCTGACGCTTGATCTGAGCACCCACCTTATCTGCCTTACGCACCTTCTCTGCCTTACGCACCTTCTCTGAACGAAGATAGTATAAGCTTTTCAGTCCACTCTTCCAAGCAAGGAAGTGGATGGCATGTAGATATTTAATGGATACATTGGCATGGAAGAACAAGTTAATGCTCTGACCTTGGTCAATGTATTTCTGTCTGTCTGCTGCAAGCTCAACCAACCAACGCTGATCAATCTCCATAGCAGTCTTAAACACTTCCTTCAATTGATCAGAGATGTCTAGGTGCTGTACAGATCCTTCGTTGCTGATGATGGATGCCCATGTGTCATCATCGTCCATACCCAGTGCAGCAAGTTGTGCCTTCAAGAACCTATTCTTGTATACGAATGCTCCGCTTAGCGTGTCTTGTCTAAATACATTGGCTCTGTATGGCTCGACTGAAGGGCTAGTATTACCCATGATAAGGCTGCTACTAGCGTTAGGGGCAATAGCAGTATGATGACTAAACCTTCTACTAATATTGCCGTGACCAGCATCGATACAACTACCACGCTGCTGAACCAAGACAGCGTCAGCAAGTAGACACGAAGAATGAATGTGCTTAAAGATTTCATTGTTATAACTCTTAGCCATCACACCATCGATGGCTACACCTTTCTTTTGTAATAAGGCATGAAAGCCTAGAGTACCAACACCAATGCTACGCTCCATCATTGCACTGTACTTAGCTCTTGCAATTGTTGATGGTGCTTTGTCAATGAAGTATTGCAAGACATTGTCTAGCATTTCCATAACATCCAAAATGAATTGCTTGTCATTCTTCCAGTCATCATAGTATTCTAGGTTGAGTGAAGACAAGCAACACACTGCTGTTCGTTTATCGTTAGTTGGTAGAAATATTTCTGTACACAGATTGCTACCATTAATCTTCAAGCCCTTGTCACTCAACCACTTAGGCATAGCCTTGTTAGCTGTGTCAATGAACACCAAGTATGGCTCACCTGTCTGCATGCGAAGGTCTAGGATTTTCTGCCATAGATATTTAGCAGACACTGTCTCCACCACCTCACCATTGGCAGGGTTCTTAAGTTGGAAGCTATCATCAAAGTCAGGATCTTTCATGGCCTTCTCAATGATGGTCATGAATTCATCAGTGATGTTGATGCCGTGATGTAGGTTTAGTGTGCGTACATTCTGATCACCAGTGGGCTTACGCATCTCTAAGAACTGGATGATGTCAGGGTGGTGAATGTCTAGGTAGGCAGCATAGCTACCCCGTCTTGTACGGCCTTGGCGGTAGGCCAAGGAACTGGCATCATAGATTTTGAGGTGGGGCATAACACCAGTAGACTTATCGTCACCATTGCGGATACCAACATGAACCCCAACACCACCACCATACATGGATAGCCAGTTAGTTTCTGATAGGTTATCGACCAAGCCTTCTGCACTATCATCCATGTAATTAAGGAAACAGCTAATAGGGAGGCCACGCTTAGAGCGACCAAAAGATAGGATAGGTGTAGAGTAGCTAAGCCAATGCTTGCTGCTGTAGTCATATAGTCTTTGAGCGTGTTCTTGATTTGAAGCAAACGATTCTGAAACATATGCAAATCTTTCTTGAGGACTAACTTCTTCATCCTTCATATAACTTTCTCTCAATCTCTGGATGCCTAGTTCATCGAACAAATTATCCCGAGACAGGTCAATACTGACCTTAAACTTTGCCATAAAAATACTCCTGCTGTGGTGGAAAAAATGGGAGCCGAAGCTCCCGAAAGGAAAGGTAGTTATACCTCAGTTGACTTCTACTTGCCAGTTACAAATAGAGATGGAAATAAGTTTGTTAGCACTACCTTACATTGGTCTGCTACATCACGATGTTCTTTCTGTGTTGCTTTGTCGCAACGAATATCAACGTAGTGCATCCAGCTTCTCAGTGTACCATTCATGTACATTCTACTGGTGGTTAGTCCTTCGGGTAACACCTTTCGTGCTACCTCCTTGGCTATGCCCATGCCCAATGCAGCCTCATAGGACCGCTTTGCAGCCACTAAAACATCTGTCTGTAGCTCATCCCATACCGCCATTAATTCTCGGTCCTGAACGGCTATAGAGTTCTGTCTGTTCTTGTTATCCTGTAGCCTCACTTCACTGGTTTCATAGCGTGAGGAAATGGCATAGCGTTGTGAGAATTCTTGGAAGCTAAAGCTACGATGTCGCAATATCTGTCGTGCAATGTCACGGGTTGTCGTAATTTCCATGCAGACATTCACCATCTCAAATGGACTCCAGTGTTTGTTGTCCATCAAATACTTCAGCAGCTTAGGTGCTGTGTCAGGGTTGTCCTGATTCTCTGGGTTGCTCACCCTCGCCATGTACGCTATCAGGTGTTCCGCATTTGGTGTAGCCCAGATCAGTGTTACTGACATATTTCTTTCCTTCTTGAATGCCATTCTTGATGGCTGTCATTATACCTAAGCTCAGTAGGATGTCACGCTCTTCCATTGTTAAATCAAATGTATAGGTGGCACTACCATCGTCATGTTCTTTTAGTAACAGTACATTCATTTCTTTTTCCTTTCTAGCTTCTCTAGTTCTGTCTTCACTTTATGACAGGGCTTGCACATCACTTGTAGGTTTTCTATCTCACAGAAGATACGATCAATGAACAAGTCCCAACTAACAAAGCCTTCTGTTGGAGATACTACAGGTAGTATGTGATCTACCTGTACATCAGTAGCAACAAAGTGCTTCTTACATTTGGCACATTTGTAATGCATTGCCAGCTTGCCAGTCTTCTTGTTAGTCTTCCTACCAACGAAGGCTTCTTTAAGAGCCTTGAACTTAGGAGGCCAACGCCTAGATGCAGCTCGTAATGCAGAGGTGACAAAGCTTCTGAACCTAGCGTCAGTCCACTCACCACCATTTCTTTTCTTATCTACCAATTGGTGTATCTACTAGATGCGACATGTCAGCAGCATCGTAATGCACAAATAGATCTCTGGCTATTGCCAGTGCTTCATCAATATCTAGAGCAACAAACTCAGAAAGATACTTATCGTATTCTCCCTCAGCTACATGCTCAACAACAAAGCCATTACTGGCTTCTCTAATGGTTACTGAATTAACTTTCATTCTAGTCCTTCGATATCAACGAAACTAAAGATGACATCTTGTGCATCCATTCGTTCCAACGAAGCAGTTAAGTTTTCAGTGATGGCTTCACTCAGCACTTCCTCATTCAAGTAAACATTGGGTAGGTCTTGTGGTTTAAATAATACCTTCAGATGGATGTCAACAGATATCATAATCGTTCCAGTCTTTCTTCTACCAACCTAGCATAACCAATGATGTCATGCCATGAGTCATGATACCAAGGATCACCATTCACAATGCGAGAGATTTTGTTACAGATGAGATCAAGGCTTTCCTTCATATCATCATCCATCTCTTTCCACTCAGCACCAGATCTAACAACTTCTTTCAAAGCTTGTGAAACCCTAGAGACATCTTCTTTGTAGTTGCCGTACCTAACACCACGTTGTATTAATGTGTCATCTACATTCATTGGATGCCTCCAACTGTCTTGGTGTCAATGGTGAAGTTGCCATCACCAAAGCTGTCATGGTCTGCGTTATAAAAGAAGTCACCAACATCAGCAAACATCTTACCGCAATACTCAACAAGCTTGTTAGCAAGTTGTTCATCTTCTTCCATATACTGTACAGTTGCTGCCAATATAGTAGCCATACCAATTAAATTATTTATGTCATCTTCACTGATAGTGAGTGGTCCAAAGCCACTGACTAACACCTGAAAGTGTTTTTGATATACACCATCTACGATAGTAGGACGAAGTATTAGTGCAATGTCGTTTGGCTTTAAGCTTGTGGAGGAGTCCATATTTGTCCTTCGTATCTGCGTAGAAAAAGAAGCTGAGCATTCTCTAACACTCTCTCAGCATCACCCTCGTAAGCTTCCAACACTTTGTTGTATAGCTCAAGTTCATCTGTTGTGTCCCCAATTATCTTGGCTGCTTTCACTGGACCAACACGGAACAATCCTTTGATGTTATCAGCAGCATCACCTGTCAGCATCTGCGTATACAACTTAACTAAACCTTCCTCTGGTTTAATGTAGTAGCCTAGATGTTTTACAAAGTTGTAATGCCATCCAACAATCTGATCTAAGTCTTTGTCTAAAGACACAATGACACAATTGTCACCAAGCTTTGTAGCTTCAATGGCAATGGTGTCATCAGCTTCTTCACCTTCAGATATAGAAGCACCCCATTCCTTTACTAGATAGTCTCTAAGGAAAGCTAGATGCTTTGGCTTAGGCTTGTCCACTCTGTTCCCTTTGTAAGGTACAGTGGTGGCTATCTTGTATCGGAAGTTGTTCTTACCTGTTAGGTGCATGCTCCAACTATCCACGAAGCAATCAGGATAGATGTTATCAACACCACACATGAGGACATCAACAATTAAACGATCCAGTGTTCGCTGTGCCGTTGCTTCGTCTTCGTCCTCACATGCGGATGCTGCCCGATAAGCGAATATATCGCTATCGAATAGTGCTTTCATTACTGCACTACTTGTTCTTCAGCAGCTTTACCTGCCTCGAAAGCTTTCAACTGCTCTGTCCCTTGCTCTTTAATAACAGCAATGGTATCTGTAACAGCCTCAAAGGGAAGCTTAGATAGCGCAGCCAATACCAAATTCAATTGGTCAAGGGTTAATGTAATATTAAAGTTCATAATACATCCTCATCGTCTGCGCTAATACCTGCTGCTCCTGCATACTCAACCAAGTCAGTGACAACCAGCTTCTTCAACGAAGGGCTAACACCTTTCTTGTTCTTGTATGTCCAAGAGTATGAAGACACAAGAGCCTTACCCTTGCTACCATTACCGATAGCCTCGGTAATTTCATCATTGTCTGTATCAAAGACACGGATAGGCTTCTCTGATTTACATGTGATGTAACGACCCATGTCAGCCTTCTTATCTTCACCAGTTTGAACACTGATGCCCATCTCTTCCAGTGCTTCAACAGCAGCATCAGACAGGTTGCATAAGTTCAACTGGAACTTACCGGACATGTCATTCACTTTGTTGTGCTGACACCAGAACAAATCAGCCTTAAGCTTAATCGCTTTCTTTTCTTCACTCATAATATTCTCCAATATAAAAACGGTCTGAACGGCAGACCCACAACCGTCATGGTTAAACTTTGTTTTCGTCTAACCGATGATCACCACACCAGTCAGTCATGTAGACCACTGGATAACCACCCATTGTAGGAGCATGCCTACGACAGCGTCCAATCTCACTAGCTTCTCCGAGTAGTTGGGTTGTTTTAGGAACAAACCAAATACAAGTCCTGCATCTCATACCACTTGAGCGATGAACCCAAGGGTCTGCCCCTGAAATTGCGCCTTGACGAGCAACCTCTGGGCGAATGCCAAGATTTTGTTGGGCTTCGTTTAGTGAGTTTACAATCATTTTGTTTCCTCAAAAAGTTGTTGTGCAAGTAAGTATCCCTCAAGAGGCCATGCTTTATTAATGGCATCTTCATAAGCATACTTATCACCTAACGCTTTGTTATATTTTGTCTTATCAACACAAGCACTTGTGCCTAAGATTACATAACCATTCTCCATAAACAATTGGCAGATGGTTGTTGTTGTGTCTGGTAACACAGAAAAAACTACCTGCTTAATTTTGTTTTCAATGTCTGTAATACTTACGCTAGTGCGTACCTTCTCTTCCTGAATATCCATAGTGTTCTCCTTAGTGACACTCACGCCAATTGTTACCAACCTTACCCTCTGCATCCACCGGACACCGGAAAGCTAAAGCTTCACCTGCCTTGGCTGCTGCTTGCTCGATGAGCCTAGCTGCTTCCTCTGCCTGATCTTCTCTCACTTCCCACTGTGTTTCGTCATGAACAAACGCTAACAGTTTAGCATTTATTCCCTTCTCTTGCAACAGCTTTGTTGATTCAACAAGCCATTGTTTAGCAATGATAGCACCTGCACTTTGCAGCAATGTGTTCAATGCTGCATGCTCTGATCTAACCCACACCCTGCGTCCATCTAAAGCAGGGAGATGCCCTTTAGCCATCAGCCTAGATATCTTCTTCTTCAGGGCAGAAAGGCCGGGAGTATTATTGATAAAGCTATCAATAAGTTTCTTACCTTTGCTGCTGTTACCACCTACGATGCTACCCGCCTTGGCTGCACCTGCACCATACAACACACCATAGGTTAGAGTCTTGGTAACATTCCTAGCCTTCTTGTGCTCAGGGTTGTTATCATCCTTGACAGTGCCTCGTTCCACCAAGCCAAAGCTCTGTGCATTGAACCAGTGGATGTCACCCTTAAGCAACTCAGTGATCCACTCTTGGTCATTGAGGTAGTGACCTAAGCAGCGTAGCTCAATGCCTGACAGGTCAACACCCACCTGCTTATATCCCTTAGGCACTGTCCATACTTCTCTACACTCAGCACCATATGGACCACCCACAGCAGGGATCTGCGCCATGTTAGGACTACTGTGTGTCGCCCTTCCTGTAACTGCGCCATTGGTTGTCACTCTACCATGCACCCTACCATCATCAGCTACCAGTTCAAGCCAACTACTTATCTGAGATACACGCTTTTGAATCATTAAGTATTCAGCTACAAGCTTAGCTTCAGGTAGGTCAATGGTTTCTAGGACAGCTTCGTCAACAATGACATTGCCTTTGTCTGTGTGTTTCTTAAATACAACACCAAGCCCTGCCAATCGCTCAGCAATCTGCTGCCTACTTCCGGGATTGAAGATGGTTACTTTGTCCTTGAGCTGCTTGCCTGTCTTCTCAGAGACACGTTGCTCAACGATAGGGAGAAACACCTTCTGCATCTCCTCTTCAATGTCAGACATGCGTCCACTAAGTATGGCATGCAACGCCATAGCCTTAGGCATATCAAGCATGAAGCCATTGTCTTCCATGCCACGACATATGATGGCAACCTCATGCTCAAGCTGAATGCTTTGTAGGGAAAACCCTTCTCTCGTCATGGTTGTTGTCAGAAAGTTGTACAGTTTTTCTAAAAGTTGAACATCTTGTTCACAATAAGTAGCCATCTCTTGTGTCCATCCACTGTCGAAGTCAGTGAATCCAATCTTGTGGCTGCCTAAGCGGTAGCCCCATGCCTCTAGGCTATGAGGAGTAGGGGCTTTGCCTTCCTTAGGAAGCACCACCTCAATGTCCGGCTTATACAAGCGTGACATTACTAGGGTATCCACTAGGCTGTTGTCAGAAATGCCAACACCCCATACCTTCTTCAGGATGGGAGCGTCAAAGCCAATGATGTTGTGGCCCACCACTTGCTCACCCTCTAAATAACTTTGCAAACTGTCGGCTTCCCGCCAGTGCCTCACCTCACCAGTGGTGTTGTGCTTGGTTACACACAACCATATGGTGTCATGTTTCAGGTTTGTCTCTATGTCTAAGAAGATCATCGTCCTTGTCCTTATCATTTTGTCGGAGATTGTTAACATCTACCGACTGTTTGTAATCTTCTAATGAATCTTTACCAAAGATGGCATTCCATCTTGATGCCCATTCCTCATCAGCTATTGACTTGGGACGCTGAGTGTGTCCCTTTCCTCCGTCACTCGTCATGATATTGCCACACCACTACAGGTGTGTCCTTTCCTATGTAAGCACCTTCAATATTAAAGTTGATGTAGTCGATAGCTTCTTCAGAATCCATACCATCTCTGATCATTAGTTGCTCAACCATCTTCTCACAATCGTAGACCAATACATCAACACGTTCCTTACCAATCCAAAGACTGGATGTGCCTATGATGGCACTGTCAAACCCATCCCACTTCTTCATAACATTGTTCCTTCCATAGCTGAATCAATCTCAAACATTCTGCCAGTGTCTTTGTTATAAAGCAAGCTGCAAGCAGGACCAGTCTGTCCACTGTAGCGGTTCTTCAGCACCCTCACCTTGGTGGTGTTACGCTCAATAGGATCATCATGCTGACCATTCCTCTCCAGTGATATCACCATGTCACTTAGCTGTGCAATGGCAGCACTGCCTCGTAGCTGAGCTAGGCTAGTGGTTGCACCTTCCTCATGTCCCTTGTCTGAGGGACGCTTGAGGTGGCTAACAATGATGAGAGCTATGTTAGTTTCCTGCACAAGCATGCGAAGCTTGGTCATTATTTCATCAATGGCCTTACGCTCATCGCCATTGTCCTGACTGGATACGATGATGCTTAGGTGATCTAAGAACACATACTTACAGCCTAGTCCCTTAGCCATATACTTGACACGATTGACAATGTTCTCAATAGCTGTACTTCCAAAGTGATCGAAGAAGAACAAACGCCCAGTGCCTAGTGTCTTCTCGAATGCGTCCTTGCGTACAGCATCAGACACCACAGATGTAGGTAGGTGTAGTGGTGCATCAGCAGCAAGGCTCATCATAGACAGGCTAGTCTTTCTCACACTCTCTTCAAGAAACATCAAGCCAATGTTGTCACTGCTATTCTGTAACAAGTGCCAAACAATTTCCCTTAGGGTTTGACTCTTACCTAGTCCACTACCTGCTGTGAATGTGACTAGCTCACCTGCTCTAATGCCATAGGTAATTTCATTCAGCCCCTTCCAAGGGTAGAAACAATCTGCTGCTTCCATTGGTGTAGACACCAACTCCCACAGGCTAGACCCACACACAATGCCATCAGGCACGAAGGGTTCAGCAGCCCACCATCTAGAAACAAAGGCAGCTTCCTTGCTATCAGCAAGCCACTCGCATGCATCTTTATATTCAGGGTCTGGTTTAAATATCTTGCACTTGCTGCCAAACAATTCAGCAACTTCCTTTGCTGCCTTCTGCCCTGCCTCATCACCATCAAAGCACAGCACAATGTTTTCAAAGCTGTTGATGTATTCGTAGTTTGCTTTAGCGTCCTTCAATGCACTACCTGCACCCGTGCGTATAGACACCACAGGATATTTACTACCTGTCAATTGGTATGCAGCCAGTGCATCAAACTCACCTTCAGTGATGGTGAGGTACTTGCCATTGGAGGGGTACAGGTTCTGTCCAAACAACGTACCCTTGCTCCACCCACCCACTGTCGTAAACTTCTTATCCTTCACCTCTCTACGCTTAGCTGCTACCAGTTGGGAGTTGCTATCGTAATAGGGGAAGTAGTAATGGCCTTCGCTACGGACTACACCATAGCGTTCCATTGTTGCTTTGTTAATGCGTCTGTCTGACACACTAACACTGTGTCCTTCGTTGTAGCTTTTAATAAAGCCACTCGTATCTTTTGTATCACCATCTACATCAATCACTTCAAGTCTTTCGTTGTTCGTTGAGGGAATGTATGTGTTACATACAAAGCATTTGGTGGACATGTCTTCGTTGATGGACAAGCCATCACTACTGCCACATGTCTCACAGGGTAGGTGGGTTTTTAAGAATGTCATAGCCCTTGTAAATTACTTTGTTGGTCTTAAGTACAGTGTCATACCCTTGAAAAAGCTTAGTCATTCTAGCATCGTGTAAGCTGTGTAGTCCAATTAATAAATTGGATATCTCATCTTCATCAGGCTTCTTCACTCTGTCCATTAACACCCACAACACAGAGTCAATGTCTTCTCTTGTCATCCATGCTGCCATGATGAGGTCTTCTAGTTCATGTAGTTTCATTTTGTTTCTTAAGTTTGTTTTCAACTAAACTGATAAGCCAATGCTTATCACTTCCAGCTATAAAAGCCATCTTATTCTTTTCTTCATCCGTCAGCCCAACCCATGTGCGCTGTGGTGGATGAAGTAACGGCTCGTTTGTAATGTGCTTACGTCCATTAGCATCTGTGATTATTCGTTCAGTCATGTGTTGCGCTCCTTGAATTTGACAATCTTTTCAATTTCAACAGTAGTTATTAACTTTTCTTCTGTCTGTGGTGGGGTGGTGTAGAGAGGCACACCCGCAGACCCATCAGTTACTTCACGCCAAATGCCATCCGTGAACTTGGCAAACTTACCCACAGGCTCTTGCTCTGGCTGAATCTCTTGCCCAAGTCTCTGCACTTCACGCATAGCATGTTCACGCAAGGCAGCTTCCCATGCTGCCCATGCCCAGTATTTAGGACTACCTCTTCTAAATGGACTACTAAGAATGATGTCACTATCCCACCATTCATTAAAGTCTTTCATGTCAACAACTTCGTGTGTCACTTTGCAGCCTCCATATACAGACCAACATTACCCAGTGCATAACCAACAAAGGCTATGCCTAGCCCAGTGCTTCCCTTGAGTAGCAAATCTATTGCCACCACTGTGTACACCACACCCACTACAGCGATAAGCCATGCACTCATTTGATCACCTTGAATTCTTGAAGCACTCTCATAGCTGCTTTAATAAGTTCAGTGTCTTGAGATGGTTCAGGCAAACTACTTTCCCACCGAAGTAAAAACTCCAGTTCTTGTGCAACCACAGCTTCAATTTCTTCTCTGTTTAATTCAGTCATATCAGTCCCATAGTCCTCTGTAATATTTACCAAACAACATGAAAGCTTTCTTCATCCTAGCTTCATGCACCTCCAAACCTGCATAGTCCACCTTAATCTTACCAATCTGCTCTTCCAGTCCTGCCTTCTTATCCACAGCAGTGTGGTCATAAAACTTATCAGTTGAATTTTCATCTACCATTTGTTCAAATGCCCAGATCATTTCATCCATCACCCAGTCCCACCGCTTGAAGTGATTGTCATCAATGTCCCACTTTGTTTCCTTAGGTAAACAAGAGGTGCTTTGCAAAGCCTTGGGTACATCTCCATCATCCACACAAGGGCTACCATGCTGTGTTGCCTTAAGCTGCTTGAGCATAGGTAAGATGATGAGGGATAGTGTGTGATCCATAGCCCATGTGTCATACCTGTCAAGCTTCACAATGACAGTGCGCTTCTTCTTGGTGTGCATCCATTGCAACACATCACCCACCCATGTTTCACTGAGCCACTCGCCCCACTTGTGTGCCTTGTCCTTACTAACACCTACCTTGGTTGTTAGTTCAGCAAGCTGATATGGTCCAAGCCAATTGGGATAGTTTCCTATATACACTTTCATACTAGTCCTCGCATTTCCTGTGTCACTGTTGCACTACGCAAAGTGTTCTTGATGTATGGTGTTAGGCTCTGCGGGGTAGCATGACCTGACACTGACATGATGTTGGTGATGGGTACACCCACCTCAATCATCTCTGTGATGGCTGTCCTTCTTAAGTCCTGTAACACTAAGTCACTAGGCAAAGAAGCATCAGCCAAGATTTGCTTAGCCACTCTAGACAGATTGAATAAACTATAAGGTAGCAAGCCACCCTTCCTATCAGGCACATTAGATGGAGCAATGTATTGCTGCCAACCAAACTCAGCATGCTGCTGCCTTAACATAGTTAGAAGACCAGTGCTTGTTGGGATAGTCACCCTAGACCTACGCTTGCTTTGTTCCAAGTGCAACACACCCTTCTCTAGGTCTACCTGTTCCCACTTAAGCTTACGCATATCACCCATACGCTGTCCATATTCGTATGCCATCTGCACAATGAGTCCTACATTACGCCACTTGAATGTGCTGTAAGCAGTGTTCATGAATGCTCTAACATCTTCCCTACTCCATACAGTTCTGCGAGGTTTGTCTGCTCTTCGTAGCACCTTGCTGAATGGATTGTGGGTGATGTAGCCATGACGAATAGCGAAGTTGAATAGCAATCGATACACTGCCAAGGTGTGGTTAGCTAAGCTAACACTGTGCTCAGCATGTGTTTCATATATCTTCTGACAATGCGGTGTCACTAAGCTACCTAGCTTGCATTGATACAGAGCAACACCATTGGCCTTGCTATCCTTCCACCCCTGCAGGTAATACATGTAGTCACGTTGAGCTTTGATGCTCAGCTTGGTGAAGGTGATGTTATTCTTGTAAGCTTTGATAAGCTCATGCACCCTTGTATCTTCAGAGATATCTTTAAGATATCTAAGTTCCTTACGCCAGTTGTCTAGCATGGCATTAAGTTCTTCAGCCAAGGCAAAGGCTTTGTATTTGTCAGTGCCAAGCACACACCTAGCCACCACCCCTGCATCCACTGCATCCTGTGGTGGGTTGTAGCGGTACTTAGTAACACCCTCAGCAGCCTGTGCCAAGGTGACATAGCGAGGGAGAGTCATGCTTGTTCCCTTGCCTTCATCATTTGTTCAGCAAACCAATAAGCTTTGCTTGCCACTTCAGCATGTGGAATGCTCCATGCACTGGTCATCAACACAGCCATAGCCTTAGCTGCAAAGTAGTCACGCAAGGTCATGCCATCACTACCTAGTCCTGTATAGGGGAATGCTTGTTGCGGTTCAATGTCTTTATCATTCATCTTGTTTCCTTTTCTTAGGCAGTGCTGCCCAGTGTGTCCAGAAGTTGTCTTGATTGTTGCCGTAGTATTCGCCATACACAGCCACTCCATACTTGCTTAGCAGTTGCACCTTCCTACTGCGAGGACAGCTCTCAATGTCTTCCCAAAAGCATTCAGTGTTAACACACACAGTGTTGTCTTTGTTATCTTCAACTGCCATTTACATTTACTCCTTTATGTTTAGCATATGGTGCTAATACTTTATTGCGATAGTCAATGCCTGAGAAATTCGCATACTCCACCAATGATCTACTGTTGCCTAGTCCATACACACCAAGGCTTTTACCTCGGTGAAGTAGGTCTGTCATACGCTCTTTAGATTTGTTATCTAAGTCCCACCATCTCTGGTTTCTTTTCTCATCTGCATCAGGTGACCAGTGCACTTCCCTGTGTGATGTTTCAACATCACCTGTGTTGTACAAATGATAGACAGGTACATCAGTGGTGTGATAGATGTCCCATCCATGAGTGTATGCTCTCACTGAAAGCGTCTGCTCCTCACCCTCAAAGTAAAGATGAGGATCATATGGAACTTCGTATACAAATTTACCTAAGGTAAAGATGAACCCTGCTGCCAAGTGATATCCCTTGATGGGAGTGTCACTGTCCCTGCTGATAGCAGTGAAGGTGAGGATGGTGTCTTCATTCCTGAAGTCGCAATCATCATTGACAAAGTTGAATAACACTTGGTCTGTAGATTTCTCAAGCACAGGCACACCATCCACCATCTTGAATGGGTGAGGGTAGTTTGATATAACAAACTTAGGTGACATCTTTGAACACACCGAAGCTGCTTCAATTAACACAGTGTCCCATCCCTGCTCAAACACTGTGTGTGAATCAACCTGCAAGAACCATGTCTCTCCTGAGTACAGAGACATAGCCAATGCCCTTGCCCAACATGCACCTCTAGAATCTTGTACATCAATACCAACATAGCGAACCTGTGACTTGATGTCTTCGTAATTGAAACGATTCTCTACAAAGTTTTGCTCCACTATTCCAAAGAATAAATTGCTAGGGGTAGTGGCTTTCGCCAGTGCATCCCTAACAGTTTGTTCTAAGAGCTTGTCGCAATAAGAAGCTATGCTTATGAAGATGGTCATTCGTCCTCACCCCCCAGTGCATAGAGCCTCTCTGCCATGTCAATGAGTTCATCCTTCTTCATCAGCTTGTCAAGCCATCGTGTAGGAATACCCTTGAGTCCATACTTACGTCCTGCTAACATACCAGTGACAGCACCTACAGTGTCAGCATCATAGCCCTTGTTCACTGCCATCACCAAAGCTTTCTCAAAGCTTGATGTTTCTCTCACACATTCCCATGCCATGTTGTATGTATACATGATGGTTCCTGATGCATACACATCACGGAAGTGTTTGAGATAGTCGAAGTTGTCTTCTGCTTTGCCTGACATAAGCTCAGCAACAAACCCTGCAATGTAATGCACAGTGTCTGCATTACCATGTGTCATCAATGACACAGCCACACTCTGTGCCACAGCACTAGGCATGCAGTTGTGATTGGCTAACACAATGGGAGCAACCCTCATGATAGATCCATTACCACTGGAGCTATAGCTACAGCTACCTGCATAGGGATGTGTTGGTGTGATGCGGTCAATGGCTTCACTGCATGTCCTACCAATGTCAAAGACATAGTTGCGAGTACCGAAGTGTCCTGTCTTCTTCCACATGCGGAAGTTCATGGCAATGTTCTCAGGATCAAAGCGTTTGCTGCCTATGTATGCATCAGCAATTGCTACAGCCATAGCACCATCGTCTGTCCACTCACCCTCGGCAGTGTTATGCACACCACCACCCCCCATCTGTGTCAATGTCTTCGTCATCTCATGTGGCCTGATGAATTCCAATGGAGCACCCAGTGCATCTCCAATGAACAGACCCATGAACATACCAATTGCTTTGTCTTGATGCATCAGATATCCGTATCCTTAAAAGAAATTTCAAAATCAATACTGCTACCCATATCATGCAAATCCCCACGAATAGTGGAGCAAATCTTTTCAATGGTTTCTAAGGGGCATAGGCAGGTCATGTTAATGACAACCGATTCACCCCCATCCATAGTGCCTACTATCTTCACATCACTAACTAACATACATGTTCCTTTGTGTAGGTGGGGTACTCGCTGCATCCACTGGTACTGCACCTCATGAACTAAATCACTTGGCTGAGTGTTATCCAATGGCATCCGCTCTCCCCCTTATCAATTAAGCGAAGGCAATGTCTTCGGCAATGTCCCACAACTCTGAGTTGATGCGGATGTTCTCTCTAACACTGCTAACAGGGCGAGCCTTACGAATCACACCATTGGGGTGCTTGTCAGACAGACTCTTAACGAAAGCGTTGCCACGGATAACACCTTCCTGAATGCGGTTGAACACAGTGAATGCATCCATGTAGTTGTCTTGATAGCGGGAAACTTTCAACACATCAGCAATGGTTTGAGGGGTAGCATACACACCATTGGTTTGCTCTTCGAGCATGTCCCATCGTGTCTCAATACCACGCTTAGCCATGATCACTGACTGATGTGGGTCAAGTGTCACACCACGCAGTCTCTCAAGACGCTCCATCATGGTGGGCAATGTAGCCACAGTGTTACGAAGCATCTCTTCAAAGCCACTCAGTGCCTTGCTGTGATAGATGCGAGACTGGAAACCATCACCTGCAATGAGGCCATTGTCACAGATGAAGCGGAAGCAACCTGCAAACAATCTCACTGAGCCAGTACCATCGTGAGAGTTGTAAAGAATAATCTCAGGACGAATGTCAGCAGTACCAAAGTCAATGTCCCACTGCTTAGCAAAGGCTACCATGTGACCTGAGTGAGCAGGGTTGTTCTTACGGCTACGCTTTTGTGCTGCTTGCACTGGTGCATATCCATAGTCTTGCATCACTGTGATGATGTCGCTTGTGTTTAATGACACATAACGATCTGTAAGGCGGTCAGCCTTGGTTGTGCTGAAAGCAGCAGGGGCAAGTTGTTGGATACGCTCTGTAGAGAGAGCAGAATTGTTAACATTGCGAGAGAAGATTACATGTTTAGCCATGATGTTTCCTTAAGAAAAGTGAATGAGTGTCAGCAACTGACGCTTAATTATAACCACAAAATTAGGGGCAGTGTAAATACCCCTACAGTTTACTCGGGCTTTCTAGCCAAAGGTATTACATCCATCCAAGCCACTAGATGAATAGTGTCTCCGAACATATCTAGGCAGTAGCTATACATGCCATCGATGTGATCGAAGTAGTAGACAGCCTCAGTGCGAGGGCATTGTACATAGCTCTTAGGCTTCACTGAGTACAGTGGTTGCACTGGTTGCTTGTCGAAGTCCCTGATGTCCACTTCGCTTAACATAATTTTCCTCCTGTAATAGGTGTAGTCGTTTCATCTCAGTGCCTTTGGCATAGCCCTTGATGTAATGGATGCTCATCCACTGGTAGCTGATGCCTAAGCTTCGCAAGCCATGAACAAAGCCTAGCTGATAGCTAAGGTCTACATCCATATAGCCACCATTGCTATGCACCAACATACAAAGAACCAAGTATACAGTTCTGTGTCACTCATGTACAGCATCCTTCCGTTGTACATGCTTAGCTAACAACCACTTGTCACCGAGGTAACGAATGCTACGCACCCACTGCCGTTGATTGTGCCTATTGATCCGCTTCTCTACACCCTCAGTGTTAAACAGAGTGCGAACATGTCTTAACATCTTTGTATTCATATTAGTCCTTAATAAAACGAAAGTTTCCAGAGTCTATCTGTTCTTTGTTGGCAAAGAACACCCCATCAAGGAAGCGTTCCAGTGCCAATGAAGCATCCTTCAGTGTGTGATAACGCCTTGGTTTAAATTCACCACTGTCTGACACATCAAACTCTAAGCAGTACCACTTGTTACGCAGTCTGGTTTGTATCTTGTACATATGCATACCTTTCATAAGACTTAACCTTGCTATCACCATCAGTGTGTTTGTATACAAACTTAACTGAGACATTGTCGGAGTGCAATCGTTGCAATAGCAATGACAAGTCACAGTCTTCTTCGAGATACACATTGTCCTTGTACTGGTAGCTGTAGCTGCTTACATCAGGGGCAATGCCCAAGTTGTCTAACACCTTACGCTTCACCTTGCCCCATCCATGTCCGGCATCGGTGTATACAGTGATGGTGAATGTCTTCTGTTCTGTCATGTTAGTTCCTGAATTGTTCCTGACAGTACCACTGTCTTACCAGTAGCACCCACTAGGTAGTTTAGCTTCACGATGTTAGGGTGTGACCTGAGTCCACACTTAGTCATGTATGTTTCCATCTGTCCTCTTTCATCGAAAGAGTGTTGCCATCCATGTCCATTGCTGAACTCCCAGTGCAGGGTGTAGGGTGGTGGTAGCATAGCCTCCTCCGCTTTGATTGCCCACATCTTATCTATCTTGTCATAAGAATCATCTTTGATCATGTCAGCTCCTTCACAGGGACGATGTACCTATGCACTTCATCACCTTGTTTGTTGTACACATACAAGTGCAACACTGTGTTCTCCATGACGGAGTCAAGGTAGCACTCAACATATCCATTGTTCTTACCAATGTTAATCACTGTGGATTTAACAAAGTTATCCAAGGTTTCTACTGTCAGTTTCATTTTGTTTCCTTAAAGGTTATGTTCCATAATATATTTAGCATCAGCAATGTCTTTAGACAGTGCCTCAATCCAAGTGCCATCCTCAATGTACTTGTCAGCCGACTCTGTCAGGTTCTTAAGCACCCCTCGAATGTCAGCCTTAGCACCCTTGGCAATGACAGGGAATTGCTCATGTCGTTCCATGCCCCGAATGAATGCATACCAAACCTTTGACTTCGGAGTGTAGAAGGTTGATGCAATTTCCTTACGCTCCCAGTGCTTAGTGTAGCTAGGGTGAACATAAGCATAGTGTTGCCCAAAGATTCGGGCAGTTTGTTCCTGCTTAGTGACTGTCAAGGTGAAGAGAACATCCCTCGCTTCATTGAATGTGTCCCATGTGTTGTTACCCTGTGCATCACAAGCATAGGTTTCATCGGACATCAGTACCATATAACCTTCGGTTGTTTTAATTACTTGATTCATTTGTTAAACTCTATATGTGCATCAGTTATTTCCCAATCACCACTCGCAACGATGCCTTGATTGAGTGGAATGAATTCACCTCCGTCAATGTCACTAGCTATTTTCATAGCTTCCTCATAGTTGTTGGCATCAACATAAACATACAAGTATGTTGTCATCTTAGCAAACACTTTGTATTTATTCATAGTCATCACATGCTCCTTCCATTACATCATGCAGTGCCACACCATACATCAGGTCATCGGCACTGTTCTCGAAAGCTTGGCGAGTGTCATCAATCATTTCAATGATGTCCTCACTAGGATAGTCTTCGATCACCTCCCACAAAATGATGCCGAAATCACCTGAGCAAAAAGAATCAAGCCCTATCACCTGAAGAACAGATGCATAGGACATGGTGTCAGGATAGTCAGACAACCACTGTTCCAGTGCAAACCTCTCACTCACCTTCATCTTCACAGGGAAGTCAAGGTCAGCACTCACCATGTAGAAGCATCGTCCATCACGAAGCTTCACATAGCAGTAGGGGTGAGTGTCAGTATCAACGGGATCGTTGCCCTGTACTGCATCCACTAGGTCATCAGCCGACAGGTAGATAACATCTACCAAAGTGTCGTAGCTCTCAAAGCTTTTCCCTGCAGGGACGGACATGCCTTCCTCTGCTAAGTCACTACGCATTCTTACCTTGCTCATACTGATTCTCCTTTGTATTCCAGTGCCAGTGTCACAATGCTATTTGCTACATCCTCCATGCTCTTGGCATAGTAGGGGTGAAGACGATAGTCTTGAAGGGATGCTTTGTTATTCAAGTCACCCATCCAAATGAAGTGGCTATCAAGTAGGAGGAACACCTCTCTACGAAGTAGTTCTTGTCTGTCCATTTGTGTTTCCTTTCAGGATTAGTTCTCGCTTAATGAAGGGTAGGTAAACTTTGTTACCAAAGAATTGATGCTCAAACAATTGATCCTCAACGATTTTGTCTGAGTGTGCTCTCGCTGCTTTCAATGTCTTGAAAGTAGCAACAGGGTTAGTGTTATTGGGATAACACACAATGAATTTGTATCTGTATCTCATATCACCACCATGAATCGTAGAACACTGCCTTGCCATCGGCAATGGCTTGCCTTGCCACCTTGACGAAGGTAGCTACGCTTTCGAGATCTTCGGAGTCTATCTCTTGAGCACCGAAGAAGAACCCATTGCGGGGTATCAACTTGTTGTTGCCAGTGTCCATCTCCAGTCTGTCTAGATCTGAAAGATCAAGACGAAGGGTAGTGCAGTTGAAGTCGTGTCGAAGACCACGCTTTTGGCGGTACAAATCCTCCATCCAACCATGTAAAGCATTGAACTTTCTCCAGTAGCAGATCTCTGTAGCAGTGTCAGCATCCAGTGCCACATCAACAGTGGCATCACCTACACTGTCAGCATTGACAGTGAATGCATACATATCAAGTCCCATAATTATTCCTTGGAAAGTTAATTGTTGAGTAATAGAAGTCGAGGATTTCATCCTCTGTTAGTTCAAAGTCTATGTCACCCAGTGCCACTGCAATGTTAATGTCATAGACATTACGAGACAGACCTGTCTCGAATATCAGTGGGGTGTTCATGTCACCTACTGCAAACATGCACCACCATCCTGTCCTCATCCACTGTCAGCCATGCCTTCCGAGTGAATGAATCGTAAACAATAATGTCACCGACATTAATGATTGCCCCTGTCTTGCAACAGATACCTTTGTATCTAGCCTTCACGATCCGTTCCATGTAGCCTCCGAATGTTGTTCATCAATATGCCAAGTGCCTATCTTGATAGCCTCTGCTATCGACTCGGCAAAGCCAATGTAACCCACTGCATCTGAGTCAGAGAACAACTCAAATATTTCAGCTTCGCTTTCCCATCTAGCCCACACTTCGTAGCCATGCTTCGCAAGTATCTTTCTCATTTGAAATCCCTCATGTAAATTGCACCACGCTTAGTGCCTTCGGCATCAGCGAACACCTTCATTGCCACAACATCAGCCTTGTCCACTGTTTGCTCAGTGGCCTTGATGACGAAGCTTAGATACTTATAAGGGTTATAAGTAACTTGTCTGCCTACCATGCTAAGGAATTCATAGTGGCTCTCGACTCTGTCGCCATTGATCCACACCCCAGTCACTCCGGCATGGACATTCTTTCGCTTCTCTCGAAGCACCCTCTGTCGCCCTGCTTCGGACACCTTGAACTTGCAACTCTCAAGTAACACAGTGTTACTGTGAGCAACAACTCTACCCTTTCGGTCACCTTCCAGTGCCTTAATGCTGAAGCATTTCTTATGCAGATTAAAGTATACGAACACTCTCATATCAATCATCTCCAAACTTGTGATACATAGATGTATCAAGTTGCTCATCAGTCCATGCATTGAAGCCACCCTTAGCGAAGAACTCAGACACATCCTTCAACTGTTCAGGTGATTCAATTAAGAACACCAACTCATAGTTGGTGCAGTGCCTATCACATATTCCATGATGCTTCCTTTGCATCTTCGTAACCTTTGACGAAGTCAGCATTCTCAGTGATGTTTTTCCATCGTTGTTCCACAACCTTATGCACCTCTGTCACAGGGCAGTTAAGAAGGGAAGCAACATCGTCACACAGTAGGATTGTGTTATCTAACACAAAGTGGATACGCTCTTCAAGTGTCTTCATGTTAGTTCCTTTCAGGAAGAAGGTTGAATGTCCCATCCAGTGCATCAAACAACAGTGCTTTAGCACAGTTGAGGGATTGTCTAGCACCCTCATTGTTGCCATGATGTATCTGTTCTTGAACATCAGACAGTAGTCCTGCAATTACCATTGCACCGCCTGACAATTTGTAAGTGATCGAATCTTTCATTAAACCTGTAAAGGTTTCAATGTCACATCCAAACATGTTATTTAAATCTTGATTTGAAAGCTTTGCCATGTTGTTTCCTTTAGGAATTGATTGCTTCAGCCAGTGCATTTTCACTGTCAATAGTGACTGCATCAAACACCTGTTGCTTCGTGCCTTTGTAACCCATACCTTTAAGAATTGCATAGCAAGTCTTACCTTTAGAGGTGAGTCGCATACCTTTCATCTCCAGTTTAAGACCTTGTCTTAAGCAACGAAGACGATAAGCATTGATTTGTTCCGGTGTAGTAAGTACCATTTTGTTTCCTTTAGGAAAAGAGAAGCGACTTTGCTTCTGTTAAGACTATGTCTTAGCCCTAACAGAAACCCACTGTCTAGCACCGACCCCAGTGCCACA